AGACGCCGACGACGGTTGATTACGGTGCATTGACGATACGTATCGTGGTGCTCATGATCATTATGGGCGTGTCTCTCGCATTCAACGCGTACGCGTAACCATGACAAGCAACGCAAGTGCACATGCGATAAACGCCACGCCGTAGATCTTGGTCTGTGTGCTCTCCCGCATGTCGGTGAACTGGTGAATACGCCGAAGGGTCTCAAGGTCGTCCGTCGCAACCAAAAGACCATTGTAGTCACGCTGAATCTCCATGATACGGCGAATCAGCATCTGCTGCTGATCCTCGGATCCACTTCTCGCAGACAGGGCCAGCATCTGCTGGAGTGTATCACTCATGTCTCGTTTTGCATTGAGTAACGCGTCCTTATCCGATCCGTTGATGTTGTTGTAGACAATCTGCTGTTTCTGATACTTCGCCTCTAGATCGGCCATATTGCCCGCTGCTGTTGGGTCTTCGGCGGGCGTCGATCCGGCAGACCAGCCAGGCTTCAGCTGATCAATATAGTACTCCTTCAACACGAGAAGACATGCGTCCCGAACCTCCGGAGTGTCGTACTTCTTGACGAGCGTTCGGGCTTGCTCTGCGTAGCTCCTGATCTTTGCTTGCATCTCGCCCTGAATCGGAGACAGGTTTGGATTCGGGCCTCCACCCGGAAGCTGGTCGTCAATGTGCTGGTTCAGCTGAGTATACAGCCGGTCAACGTGTGCCTTGAGTTTCTCTTCCGTGATGGGCCCCGCAGCCGGCGACGGCTGTGCCGGCATCCCGGGCGGTCCAAACGGACCCTGTCCACTGACAATCCGACCTGTCATGAGTACAGCCCCAACAACTCCCTGTTTCGAAAGCAGAACAAGCTTGTCTTCGGAGGTCTCCGCAACCGGTTTCAACATCATGTCTGCCGGGTCCTTCGCAGCGTATGTCTTTGCGTCGGCGAGTGCCACCTTTGCCAAGGCTAAGGCGTCTGCATACGCATTGTGGAGAATGGCCGGTGCCATCGACATAATCTGGTCAAAAATCTCATTCGCCTCTGCATCTGTTGGAGGAGTGTGTTTGCTGTAGACACCTGTTGCCATGTGTTCACGCTGCACCGACAGTAGGACCGCGAGCAGTGTCGCTCCGAGCAAGAGTTCGACCCACATTGTATTCAAGCAACATTTACGTCGGCCACGCAGTAGCGGTAATACGTACACTTACCCACCGTATCGCTGTGGCGGGTGATCTCGATGATGTCGCCCGGAACCGCACCGATGATACGGGCCTGAATGTCCTGCGAATCAATCCATGGCAGCTGATCCTCGGGCTTGACTACGCGGTTCTTGTCGAGGACAGCCTTGGCTTCCTCCTGCGGCAGGATTCGGTGAGGCACAGACATACGGTGTGTCGTAATGTCCATCTGGAGTTCGCGGATGTGGAAGAAGGCCACCTTCTCCTTCGAATACTGTGAGCGGATGATATTGAGCAGATTCTCCGATGGCTTCGACAGAGACACAATCACGACACCGTTCTTGTATTCATTGTCCCCAGCATAGCCGAGGTACGTCTTCACATCGCGATCAAGCATCTTGTCCTTCTGGCTGAAGAGGATGAGGATGTCACCCATCGTGTAGGCACTCACATCCTTGAGGTCCGTCGCGAGCGGCTTTGTCTCCGTCGCGAGCTTACGACGCTCGAAGAAGATGCGTAGGGTTGCGAGAGCCTTGTCCTCCATTATGCTTCCCTTTCTCATACAGAGGGAAAGAGTTCGTTTTTTATCGCCCGAGAAGACAATGCTTCACATCGTTGCCCTTGTTGTTGCTGTGGCAGCCCTCTGGTTCGCCTGGCAGCTGTCGGGTGCCCAGGAGAAGTTTCAGCCCGAAATGCTTGATCGTAGCCAGTCTCAGCGGACTCAGGAGGTAGAACACTCGTCGTACGAGCAGCGGACGAATCACATGCCCTTTTCCTCCTTCGTTGAGGCTGTCCAGGGGATTACGACACCGTTCCGCGTAAACGCATATACAGCCGTGAGGTAGTAAATACTAATGAACATAAAGCAGAAAATCCCGAAGGCACTGCGTGAACAAGTCTGGATCACGAAGGTGGGTCCGAAGTTCGACGCAAAGTGCAAGATCGTTTGGTGTACTAACAAGATGAATGCATTCGACTACCAGTGTGGTCATAATGTCCCCGAGAGCAAAGGCGGTGCTACAACCCTCGACAATCTGGTCCCCATCTGTTCGCGATGTAACGTGAGTATGGGGAATCACTACACAATCAATCAATGGAATGCCAAGTTCGCAGCAACTCGCCCGTGGTGGCGACGGATTTTCGGATGGTGAAACAATGATCCCCTTTTCCTATTCTATACCGGACGAGTTCATCGTAGCCTCCGTCCCGGAGAAAACACAGGTTCAATCGTTCGTTGTCCCCGACCAAAAGTACTCCTTTGGTCCGGGAGAACAGCAGCTATATTACAACGAGTACCAACGGTCTCGCTTCGCAATCACACGGAAGAAGGGTGGATGGGACTGCATGCGACATTATGAGATTCTGGCGAACGGATGCATTCCGATCTTTGAGAACCTCGAAGACTGTCCGCAGTATACGATGACGACGTTTCCAAAGGAGTTGGTTCTGAAGGCCAATCGCGAACTGTTGCCATGGGACGACTCCTACATACCCAAGTACAATGAGTTCGTCACGCAGCTTCTTGATCACTGTCGGAAATTCTGCTCGGTGTCTGCACGGACTGATGCGTTCTTGTCCATGTTCCCGGGAGCGAAGAAGATCCTTATGATCACTGGGTACAAGTATGAGAACTATCTCCGCGAAACGTTGGCGATTGGTCTGCGTAGAAAGTTGGGAGCCGACTTCGTGGACTACCCAAAGCTTGACGTCCTCTACAACACGACCAGTATGGTAGGGCACATCGGAAACGGATTCAGCTACGGAGGGTTGTTGCCGGATATTCCAGTCGACCGCAGCAAGACGCTGTTACGCACGATGAATCACGAGTTCGATGTGATCATATACGGAAAGGTCGGGTATATGGAGAGCGGACCAAAGGGAAACATGGACCGACTGGATGTGCCGCCGAAGTACCGACCGAACGAAGTTGCCTTTCTATACGGCGGCGACGAGACACACGATACGCGAAACCCAGAGAGCCCATTTGTCAAGCACCTTGCGATGCACTGCAATCGTGGTCGATGCTTTGTTCGCGAACTGGCTTAGCAGGTGGTTGCATTCATCGATAAATGGCGACAATCGTAACGATGTTCTTCAACCTCCAACACCTGCCGGGTGCCGTTTCCACCACGCGTCCGATCGAGTTCTACTTAACGAATGGACGTGCGACGCTCAGTGCCCCAGCCCCTATGGTCATCTTCTGCGACCCGTCTACGAAACCGCTCATTCAGGCAATCCGCGAGGAGGTGTCTACGCACCCGACCACGTACGTCGAGAAGAACATTGCGGACTATGACTACTTCAAGACCCTGTATCCGATCATCCTCAACAACCGCATGCGGTCTCCGGGATACAAGGATCCGCACGACCGTAACACGCCCGCCCACGTGCTAACCACGATGTTCAAGATTCCAGCACTGTACATGGCCTACCAACAGTCCTCGGCTACGCAGTACATCTGGCTGGACTTTGGATGCTCGCACATGGCCCTGGACGTGGCCACGGCGATTGTGCCGGTGATTGCGAACCCTCATCCGAAGATTGCGTGCGGAGCCATTCATTACCGTTCGAATCGCGAACTGTACCCGATGAGCGAGTACATGAAGTGGGGTGGACCGTGTTCGCTTGCGGGCACGATCATGTCCGTTCAACGCGGATACATGGAGCTGTTCTACACGGGCATGATGTCCATCTTCTACGAGCAGCTCAACGAAGGTGTTGGGCATACGGATGAACAGGTGCTGGTGTATCTACACAATCGTCGTCCCGAGTGGTTCACGCTGTATTTTTGCGATTATCGGTCGTGTATCACCAACTACCACCGTAGTGTTCATGACCACTGGACGATTCGTACGCACTTCATCCAGAACGCACGTGCGGCCGGTCGTACCGATTTAGCGGAACAAGCCGAACGTAGTTTATAATGCACGCCTTCTACATCAACCTCGATCGACGTACAGACAGACGTGCCGAGGTCGAGCAGGAGTTTGCGGACAAGGGGCTGACCGTCGAGCGGTTTCAGGCTGTCGAGTACGACCCTGGAGCCATTGGATGTAACCTTTCGCATATCGAAGTACTGAAACTCGCCCGCGACCGTGGGTACGAAACTGTCATGATCTTTGAGGACGACTTTCAATTTTTAATCAACAAGGAGGAGTGGGATCAGCTGATCGCACGCCTCCCTGCGAGCTATGATGTGGTGATGCTGTCGTACAACCTCAAGGCCGCCGATCCCTTGGACGAGACGTTTGTTCGCGTCGTTGAGGTACAGACCACAAGCGGCTACATTGTCCACTCGCGGTTCTACGACACGCTGATCGCACGCTGGGAAGAAGGGGCTCGCCTATTCATCGAGAATCCCATGCTGGACTGGGTGTACCTATTGGATCAGTACTGGAAGCCTCTACAGCCCAGTGCCGAATGGTTCGCATACCGAACTCGTATTGGTAAACAGCGAGACAGCTTCAGTGACTTAGCTGGGCGATTTGTCGTACGCGATTCATGATGTATCCACGCTGAAAGGCCGGACTGAATACTCGCTGCGAAAGGGCGAGTGCGTTCTGTGCAATCTGCCGAGCCTCCTCATCGTGGCGTACTAGCCATTCAATTTTTTCCACCAGATCGGAGAGATCGTACTTGACCGGTACATAATTCACCATCGGATGTAACTCCGAATCTGCCCACCACCGGTTGCCGGGGTGCGTAATGATAACCGGAACCGAACCCGTTGCGAACACCCACTGTCCATTGGAGGCCGGGGTGTTTCCATCGATCACCAGGTGATACTTGTATGTCAGCTGTTCCTCCACGCTCATGCGCTGACCGAAGTGATACTCCGGGATCACACCATCGTTGATCGGCCAGCCTCCGCGTACGAACCGGACATCCGTATTGGGTACGCCAAATAGACGGTCCACAACCTCCATACGAATGGACGGCCGGTAGAAGCCGCTCGACCCACCACGCCATACGGCAACCGACTTCCTCTCCTCCCATTTGATCTGCGAAAAGCTAACTCCGTTGTCGAACACGTTATCACTCCACGGCATCAGCATCAACGTATCGCTCTTGAAGCAGCGAGAGGAATGCATACAGATAATCGGCTTCTCTGCGAGTGCTTCCAACCGACGGTACTCGCGTCCGGGCGTGACAACCGTCTCCATACGTCCAAGTGAAGCGATCATGCGGTCAAACTCTTCGTCGCCGATCACACCGTCGGACTTCGGGAAAACGGCAGTCATGTTGAGAGAGCGAATACACTCAAGTACGTAGCGATACATCGGTCCGTTCACATGTAGGCCACAGTCAGGCGACGCCCAGGCAAACGGCATATCGGGTGGAACACAGATCACGTTGCGGGGGATCTCGATAATCGTCTTGTTGTGGTCTGCCTTGAACCAGTCAAACTGCACGCCAAGCGACTCAAGGTACGCCCACGTATTCACCTCCCAGGTTAGTTTGGGCATCCGCGGGTACTCGCGAACGTATACATCGTAGAACTTCAACAGAGACGCCTTGTCGCCCAGAAAGAACCCGCCGCAGAACCGCCAGTTGACAGAGTCCCACATGACTCCCTTGGGCCAGCACCCGGGGAAGAACATACAGGTAGACGGTAGCTTTGAGTAGTAGATGGCCCTCAGCTCATCCGCGGACTCGACGTCCTTCAGTACGTGATATAGATTGAAGTCTGCCCATGCGTAGTGCGTCGATGAATGGTGGCCTGACTCGATGGCCCGTTTGATGAACTCAATCTTCGCATTCATGAGAATCAAGAAGTTACGCGTGTCGTGAACCTCAGACCGGTTCTCGGGGATTCCCTGTGGAGAGATGGTGTACATGTGCAGTTCCTCGAGGGTGATTGTCTCTACAACTCCATTGTTGAGGAGTGGCAACCTATCGAGGTGCTCTGGGCTGACGAAGACGTGGAGACGTACACCGGTCGCATTCAGCTGTCTGAAGTATTCGATACGAGCTTTGGTCGACTTGTCCTTTGGACGCGACTCGTGAAGGTCGAGAAACGCGGTGACGAAGGTCACCGTCATTACTTCCTTTCGCTAGAATCCTGAAAGTAATACGTATGCACAAGATAATGTGGGAGTTTGTTGATCATGTGGTATATATTAACCTAGACCGCCGCACAGACCGTGATACTCGCGTTCGCGAAGTCCTTGCACAGTTTGCCAATAAGGTCATTCGACTGAGTGCGATCGAGAGAACTCCTGGATTTATCGGCTGTCTAGAGAGCCATATCGCGGTTCTGAATGCCGCCAAACACTACAAGTGGCGGAACGTACTTGTTGTGGAGGATGACGTTGAATGGAATGAGTTCGACACCGCATATCCCATCGTAGAGAAACTTGCGTCTCAGCCATACAATGTGATTCATTTCGGGCCCTCTGTCCCATTGATCAACAAGGAAACGTATGAACTATACGACGGACAAACTACGTCTTCATACCTTGTAAATGGTCATTACATCGACACGTTATTGACGTGCTATAAAGAGGCTCTTCCAAACTTAGTACAAACACACAACGAATCATTGTATGGATCCGATCAGTGTTGGAAGAAACTCATGAAGCAGGGTGGATGGTTTGCACCAAACCCAGCTCTCATGTACCAGGCTCCCGGACACAGTGATATTCGTAATAGGTTTCAGGACCATCGCGAATATTGGAACCTATCGCTGGCAACTGCGTGGAAGCCAGTTCTTACAGTTCATGTCATGGGTGGACTTGGAAATCAGCTCTTCCAGTTGGCTGCACTCACTCATGTTGCAAATGCTACAAAACGTACACCATATATACAGACACTTGTCAATCCGTCGACTCACACAGAGGCGTGTTACTTTGACTCGATCTTCTCTTCGTTCAAGGGCTTGTATTCCAATACTCATCCTCTCGTTCGACTGAACGAGCCATCACTTTCGTATACCAACTGGTCATCGGTCATACAAACGCACCCGAATGTAGAACTACATGGATATTTCCAAGATTGGAGGTACGTTGATCGGGATTTCGTGGAGAAGCTAACGTTCCCAGACGTGTCATCGAAGTACCCGGGTATCAAGAATGGGATCTTTCTACACATCCGAGGAGGCGACTATGTTGGAAATGCATTCCATGACATTGGGTTGGATGCCTACTACGAACGTGCCCTTACTTACTTCCCCGATGCACACGTCTACATCGTAACCAACGACGTCGACTACGCGATGAAACGCCCCTTTATACAGGGTCTGAACTACACACTGGTGACGGAATCGGAGATCGAAACGCTGTTTCTGATGAGCCAATGTGCGGGCGGGATCTGTGCTAACTCGAGCTTCTCGTGGTGGGGAGCGTTCCTGAACCCAAACCGAAAAATCGTCATGCCGGACCGGTGGTATGCCGACCCGAATCTTTCCACGGTGGGCTATTACTTTCCAGGCGTCATCAAATGTCAAGTGTAGGCGTGGCCACGGGAGTCTTGACATTCGGTGGCGGCAACGTACCTGCCGCACGATGAAGGAGCACCTCGTCCCACGCTGCCTTCAGGTCGGGGAGATGCGTGGACAGCCAGTTCGGATCCTTGGGCAGGAACGCCTTCTTCGTGGACAGCAAACGCCAGAACACATACTGTGGCTCGCGATCCGTGACCTTCATCTGCCACTCGGGCAGCGGCATCTCGAGTGGCTTGTACTCGACTGAATTGTCCTCAAAGACTGCGATGACACTCTTAGGTTCAGGTGCCGTCATCCACTCAGAGGAGAAGATCTGCTTGAACCTGAATTCAACATACTCACACTCGTCGATGCCCGTACACTCCATCTGCATCTGCATCTGGTGTACGTAGGCCTCCGGAATCCCATCGCTCTGAGGACGCGAGAATGGACACTTGAACTCAACCAATCGGCCACGACGACGCACGTCGGTCGAGTCCTTGGGGAAGAGGATACCGTCGGGCGACGCACCTAGAAACGAGTGGACCGGATGTTGGACGCAGGAGACGTCCACAATCGAACATCCCGTCTCAGCCTCGTACAATGCCTTCGCGACAGGTTCCATGCGAGTGCCCCAGATCAAGGCAAGGGCTATATTCCCACCGGTAGGCTGAGGCGGTTCAAGCTTGCGAACAATTAGGCTACGACGCGTCTCTCCGCCCGTGAAGATGCCCGACACCTCGGAGGCCGTGATCATCTCACCGCGTTTAGCATGCCACGCAGACGTACGCTGATCATTTGCCCCGTAGATGCGAATCGTACGGCGGACACATCGGTCACGCATCCAGATTTGCCCAAGCTCACCCTTCATCGCCTCCTCCAATGCGGTAAACACAAATCGCCGAGCCCGCGTATAACTCACAGACGGTTCGAGGAGCGTGAGCAACATAATCAGTGGCTTCAGACGCTTCTTCGGTCGAGTATACGGCGGTTCACCCAGCCATTCGGTGATGACTGACTCCATGCGTTTATCTATGCGTCCAGGCAGAAAACTCATTTTCAGTGCTGAAACACAGAATCAGTATGGAGACGATTCAAAGCAAGGAGCAGTGGGTACTTCACCGTCTCGAGGGATTCTACGCGAACCAGGAGAACTTCAACCGCATCGAGCAGATCCTTACAGGCAAGTCCCGCCTCAGTCTACGGCTATTGGATTGGTTTGTAACCAATTACTCAAAGAAGTACAATGTTTCTTTCATGGCTAAGGGCAACCGTCACGTCATTGTGTACTTGGTCTACAAGTCGCACCTCAAGGCGTACAACAAGAAGATGTTTGACCCGTTCTGTCGATGGAAGCGAATCCAGTTCCGCGGGCTGGATACGACAGTGGGGCAACTGAACTTCTTCGAGTGGGCCATTCAGGATGAGATTCTAGACTACCTCGATACGCACTACGATGAGATCCACACGGACATGGAGGCCTGCTCGCAGGTGATCGAGCCGAAGGACGGCGAGCGTCGCAAGCGTCACGAGCTGAGTCGATCGGCCACCAAGTCCGTGCGGGTTCACGATGTTCCCGTTAAGATTAACTTCGATTAGAGGTAATGGACTCGCAGGCAGAGGGGGACAAACCGTTCGTCGAACTGCCGAAGGAGGTTGTCTCTCCTATTTCTGAAGGAGATGTAGATGCACTTGCGGCAGATAGCCAAACATTGGCGGTCGGACCGGCTCCGCCAAGTACAGGGGTGAAGCGAAATCGCGAGGAACCTCGCAAATTCCTCACCCGGAACCGGATCCCCTTCACATCGGAAAAATTTGACTTGGTAAGCTATGCGGGAAAGGTACTACGCGGTTCTGAGGGAGTATACGTTCGATACATCTTCAGGTGTGAGTTCGTCAGCAAGGACGGCAGCAAACTCGCAACGGACTTCAAAGAGGGATGGCAGGATGAAAACGTCGGGTATCAAGAAAAATTGCACG